ACCAATACGCCAGACGGCCAGGGCGGTTACGTGCCGTCGTGGTCAACGTTCGCGACTATTACCGGGTTCGTACAGAAAAAGAGCGGCGACGAAACGATTAAAGATGATCAGCTTGACGATAATTACCCGACCACGTTTAGTTTTAAATATATATCAGGTATTACAAACGAAATGAGGGTTTTATTTAATGGCAAGTATTACAACATACGATCTATAATATCAGTGCAAGAAGTAGACGTGTGGATTGATATTGTGGCCGACGAGAGCGACGCGACATAATGGCGAGCGTACGCGTTACAGGAATTAACGACGTCTTAAAAGGTGTCGATAAAAGATCCAAACTCTATAAGCAAGCGGCCGACCGTGGCGTCGTGGCAACGGCGAGCGAGATCCAACGAGAGGCGATACTCAGCATTAACAAACAATCGCCAGGCGAACGATACGAGCGTAAAAACGGCCGGTATCATATCGCTAGTAGACGAGGCGACGCGCCAAACACAGACAAGGGTCGACTAGTCGGATCGATTGCGATCGCTCATGTACGACTATCTCAAGTCGCTTTTGTCTTTACTGATCTTGTGTATGGTGCCATATTAGAGCTAATCAAAGACCGCCCGTTTTTGCGCCCGGCAATGGACAAGAAAAAAGGCGAGCTAAAAAGCAATATTGAGAACGAATTTAAAAAGGTAAACAGGCAGTGAATGAGATCATAACGGCATTATTTACCAGATTAACGGCTCAGCTATCAGTTGAAGTTTACGATCACGTTTCACAAGGTACCGACGCGTACCCGTACGCCGTTATGCGTATAGTTCAGACTAGGAATGATGATACAGATACCGAGACCGGAAATAGTGTTATACTAAGAGTCACGGGATATTCTCGTTATCGTGGGTTCAATGAGCTAATGGTTTTAGCCGATGAAATTACGGCGGCGCTGAATAATTGGGAAATGGCGAATACAGCCAGTTTCGAAGTAGGTACATTTAAAGAACAGTTTAGACAATTTTTTGTCGACTCTGATAATTTAACTCGGTACAGTGTACAAGAATATATTTTTTATTACGAACCACTTTAAGGGGTAGGATATGAGCGCAGGTAAAGGGCTATTAGGCCGAGACATTACAATGACAATCGGCGGTCAAACGCTGATCGGTGTAATTACTAAAGATTTTAGTTTATCCAATACGGCGATCGACGTAACCGACGATCAATCGAGCGGGTACCGTGAGCTATTAGCAAAAGGCGGTTTAAAATCGCTTGATCTAAGTGTATCCGGCCCGGTTAAAGATTACGCTTTGTTAGATACATTATTCGAGACTACTCAGATGGTCGCTTGTGATGTGGATCTAGGCGACGGCGTAACAACAGAGTCTAACTTAACGTTTGACGCGTTACTCAGCGAATTGTCGTTTAGCGGCGACGCTAACGAGCGAGTCGAGTTTAACGGGACGTTATTATCGTCGGGTGTAATTGCGTTTACTGCAGGAACCTAATCAAATGTTTAGTAACTCAGTGAGATCAGTAATTGAGCTACAAATTGGCGACGAGGTCCGAGATCTAAAAATCACATTGGATTTAATGGATCGCGTTCGCCGTATTGTTAATTGGGAAAAACTCGCCGGCGATATGTCAAAAGCCGAACCAGAGTTAGATCTATTAGCAATGGCAAAATTCGTTTATTACAATTTGAAAGAGGCCGGTTTTAAACCCGATCCCGATCAAATTTACGACGAAATGATGTTCAGCGAAAGCAACCAAGAGAGTTACATCGCTATTGTGGGTAAACTATTACTCGCGTATCAGCCTCAAGGTTCTAAAAAAAAGCCGGTAGCGACAGCGATAACGAAACCCAAAACGTCCAGATCCCGCAAAAAGGCGTAGTCGGTTTATGGTACGAGTTACTCGTCGTAAGAACGGAAAAAGTAAGGCCGTCCGAATTTTGGCAGTTATCGCCGAACGAAGTCGGCTTATTTCTTGATACGTTCGAGGAAAGAGTCAAAGACGAACCCGGCAAACTAAGCGCCGATCAGCGCGAGCATTTAGAAACCCGGGCGGCACAGTTACGAGCTAAAGGGTTGAAAATGTTATGAGTGAAGTCGGCGAAATAAGCGTCAAAATATCCAGTGATACCGCATCGTTCGATCGCGGTACCAAACGAGTCCAAGACGGCACGCGAGACATGGGCGCCGATCTTAAAAAGCTAGGCACTCAGATCCGAGGCGTAGCGAACAACCTTGCGTTGTGGGGATCAGCGGCGGCGACAGCATCAGCAGTGGCCGGGGCGGCGATCACTAAAGCGGCCCTAACAAACATCAGAGAATTAAGAAACCTTGCCAACGCGGCCGGGTTAAGTGTGACCGAATTACAGCGGGGCGCTTTTGCGGCCGAGCAGTTCGGGATCTCTCAGGAAAAATACGGCGATATTCTAAAAGATATTAACGACCGGGTCGGGGATTTTGTCGCCACCGGTGCCGGGCCTATGGCCGATTTTTTCGAGAAAGTCGCGCCCAAAGTTGGCGTAACAGCCGACCAATTCAAAAAACTAAACTCTCAAGAGTCGCTCGGGCTGTATATTAAAACGCTCGAGGACGCGAACGTCTCACAGCAAGAAATGACTTTTTACCTCGAGGCTATGGCAAGCGACGCGACGCGATTGTTACCGCTATTTACAAACAACGGTAAAGCGCTCGGCGAAATGGCAGATCAGGCCGAGGCGCTCGGTATTGGACTCTCACAAATTGAAGTCGATAAAGCGCTCGAGGCTCAGGCGGCTATGGGTCGAATCGGTAAGATTATCGACAGTGAGATTAACAAGGCAGTGGCCGGGTTATCGCCTTTAATAACTCAGGTTGCCGAGGATCTACAAAAAGCGTTCGGCGGTGAGAGTTTAAACCCGGACGAATTGATCGACGGGATCGAAACAATAGCAACCGGGATCGCTTACATTGGTAACGCGATCGTCGGGTGGCAGATGATCATCGCTAAAACCAAAATGGACTTTGCAGAGTTTTTCGCAGACGTAACCGAGTATTTACAACCGTTCGCCAAAGCAATGGCCGAGATCGCAAACAAGATCCTTGGTATTGTGAGGTCTTTGCTCAAGAAACTTGCAGATCTGATCCGACCGCTCGCCTCAGAGGCGGCCGGTGAAATTGATAAAATATTCGACGGTTTAAAAGACGTACAAGTCGACGTTAATATGTTCGACGAAATAGCGGCCGACGCTAAAAAGTCAGCGGCCGACGCGCGAGCAGAATTTATTAAAGCGGTATCGGTAACACTACCGACCGACGCAGTAGAGAAGTATTTCGCCGACTTTAGAGCCAAACAAAAAGCGGCGGCGGCCGAGCGAGACAAATTAAACAACAAGGGTACCGGGACAGGTACCGGCGGTGAAGTCGAAGAGGACAAGCCGACGCTCACACTTGCCGACATTATGAAAGCCGAAACAGACGCCGTTAAAGCCGAGCTAACGAAACGTACGGCCGAATTACAGGCAATACAGGTAAGCGCGTACGATGCTGAATTGAACAGCTTAAAATCGCAATTAGACGCCGGATTAATATCGCGTAACGATTACGCCGAACAAGAAAAACAAATCGAACGCCAAAAGGCCGACGCGATCGCCGGGATCGCTACCGGATCATTTGCTCAGATACAAACAGCATTGGCTCAAAACCGTGGAACAATGCAAGGTTTACAATCCGATTATATGGATCTAATAAACCAGATCAGCAATAATGAATTGTCGACCGAGCAAGCGCGAGAGGCTCTCGAAGAGTTAAAACAAAAAATGCTCGAAACTAAAACCGAGGCGACCGCGTTAGGCGAGGAATTGAGACGGGCGACAAGTCGCGACGAAGAGGACCAACAAGGCGACAAACTGGATCCGGTCGCTCAGTATCAACAAGAAACGATCGGTTTACTCGAGGCGCTAGGGTTACGTAACGCCTCGATGGAAGAGGCACAATTAGCGGCTAATATGCGCGAGCAAGAAATGTTAGCGCAACAATACGCGGCCGGCGAAATATCCGAGCAAGATCATAGCGACAAAATGGCCAACCTAAAACGTAACGCGGCAGAAACCGAGCGCAATATCGTATTAAGCAACGTGCAAGACGGGTTTAAATTACTCGCGGCCGGTAGTAAAAAAGTCCAAAAATTAATGGAAGGTGTCGCAATCGTTAACGCGGTAATTAAAGGCAAAGAGGCGGCAGTCGCGGCATGGTCTGCAGGTATGGCAACAGGTGGGCCATTCGCGCCAGTAGTCGCGGCGGCTTATACAGCGGCATCGATAGCTAAAACCGGGTCGATGATCGCGGCTATAAAGTCAGGCGGTAAAGGTTCAGGCGGTGGCGGTGGTGGTTCGGTACCATCAGCGGCGGCGGCAGGTGGCGGTGGTGGCGGTGCCAGTTCAGGCGGCGGCGGTAATGCCGGACCAACTAGAATATTTAATGTGGATTTTCTCGGCGACAGTAATATGTCTACGAAACAAACGAGAAATTTGTTAGAGTTAATAAACGAGCAAGCCGGCGACAACGTCGAAATAAATTTAAGAGGCTAAGACATGGCTATTACAGAGATCCCGGAAGTAAAACCCGGCGCACCAACTAATCTAACAGAGACGGCCGATAGCTCGGTCGGCAATCCCACAAACACGACAGAGGTTGCCGAAGTAACGCCAGGCAATCCGTTAAACACAACCGAGATCGCCGACGGGGTGGTAACAGCGCCGACGAACTTATCAGAGACGGCCGAAGTAACGCCGGGCAATCCGCGCAACACAACCGAGATCGCCGTCAGCGAACCCGGGGCGCCAACCTCAGTAGTTGGCACACTAGAAAATAAATTTATCTATTCGGAACAGTTTGATAATCCAGTGTGGACTAAGGTTTCAACGACTATTCTTGCAAACCAAACTATTGCGCCAGATGGGTCATTGACAGCAGATTTAGTTCAGGGCCTTGGGGCGTCGTCAAACATAACGCAAACAATAAGCGCTATTGTTCAAAACCTAACTTTTTCGCTTTTCGTTAAATCGTCAGGTGCGGCTACTACTGCGCGGTTTAGATGGCAAAATAACGGCGGCAGTCAGGTGCTAGATACTTTCGATATTCCGACAGAATGGACTAGGGTATCAATTACAAGACAAGCAAGCGGAACAGGTGTTACTCAGTTTGGTGTTCAGGGCAATACAGCGGGCGATACAGTTGATTTTTATGTGTGGGGCGGTCAACTAAACGAGGGAGAACTTGCGCCTTATATCCAAACAACAACAAGCCCGTTAATCGCAGGTGAATTAAATGCCCCAAGCAACTTAACAGAAATAGGAAATAACATGGCCGGTAATCCTACAAATTTAACCGAGGTCGCCGACGCCGGGATCAATCGCACACTTAAAACATTGTTTAACTTTAACGCTGATTTAGGCTTGCCCGACTCAGTAACGTACAGCCGCTCATCAAGCGCAACTTATGTCGAAGAATATCGCGGCCCGCTTGGTAGATTTCAAAAGCGTTTGACTAATGATTATGTGGGTAGTGTTACTAATTTGCTAACTTATAGCGAGCAGTTTGATAACGCTATTTGGACAAAAACCGCAGTTACTGTCACAAGTAATGCAGAAACAGCGCCAGATGGAACAAAAACCGCAGAAAAAATGACAGAGGATGAAGCGAACTCAGTCCACAGGTTAGGCTTTATACCGGCGTCCACAACAGACACAACTTACAATTTCAGTGTTTATTTAAAAGCCGGCACAAGAAGTTTAGCGCTTGTTACTATTGGCGGCACTGCAATGACAGGCCCTGGTGGATCTGGTGCGGATAAGCTAGCAATATTTGATTTAAAAAATGGTGTTATAACTAAAGGTGAAAATTTAGCAACACTAACTTACGTAGGTGATGGGTGGTATAGATGTTCATGCACAGGCACAACAGACTCGGACGGAGGATCGTTTTTTCCAAGCATATATATTGTCAATTCAGGAACCACGGTTAGTTATACTGGGAATGGAACAGGAAGTTTATACTTATGGGGCGCACAATTAACCGAAAGCGTAAAACCACTCCCATACGTCAAAACACTCGACACAGAAGAAACACAAACATTCACCGCCAACCCGCGTTATGAAGAAAAAGGCTTATTAGTAGAGGGGGCGAGTACTAATTTAGTATTAAATAGTCAAGATATTACATCCGCAGGTGGGTGGTCAGAAAATCAAGTTACCTTATTAGGAAACAATATTTTAGCGCCCGACGGAAGTTTTACCGGCTCAAAAATGACAGAAACAGCGGTTGAAAATTTACATAGGACTTTTACTTCATCGTCAACAATATCGAGTGGAGTTACTGCGGCTTTTAGTTGTTATGCTAAAGTGGGTTCAAGAAATAGAGTTCAGATACCAGCTAGTGTTACAGGCGCAACGTCAGTGGGTAATACTATTTTCAACCTTGCAACAGGTGAATTTATTACGCAACAAACTGGCGACACTGCTGAATTAATTACAGACGGTTGGTATAGAATTTCAAAGCAATATACAACAAACGCAACAACGGTCACGCCTCAAGTATTAATTCTCGATGGTGCTAATAATGCAAGCTACTTAGGTAACACAGGAAATTTCCTATACCTATGGGGCGCACAACTCGAAGCACTACCATTCGCAACGTCGTATATTCGCACAGAAGGGAGCGCGGTTAGTCGGGCGGCTGAAAGTATTTTAATTAGTAGTCCGGCATATTTACCAAAGCAAGACGAAAGTCAAACAGTGCATGTCGAATTTAATTTTAATTCTAGCGGAGTTTTAGCCAATAGGTAT